TGAAGAGTCTTAATCTGACTTGGAGCAGGGTCTGTGACGTTGAGAGAAGTTGCAGTAACAGAAGGAATGCTCAGAACGCCATCTCTTACTGCGGCAGCCACAGTTCCAGTAACATCGACTGTGCTGGAACCAACTCCATATGTGGCGTTTGAAACTTGAATACCGCTCATTTATGATGAAAACACGACATTTCCTATACCGCCCAGAACTCGTAGAAAGTTATAGGATTCGACATACGCTCGAACGTTATAGCTATATGCGAGAGTCTGAGCATCTGATTTTCTTACAATTCGAACAATTTCATTTGGAGAATAATTTGGTATATTTTTTTCAATAATAAATGTAGGATTTGCATTTAAAGCAGTAGATTTCAAAACACAGAAGGTTCCATTTACATTATTACCAACTGATAGCGAAGTGGCCAGAGGAGGAGTTACATATGTGTTTCTCAAAATAGTACGATTAAACATTGACCCATTTAGGTGGCCAGATGGCTGACCTTTATCGTGATCAAGAGCAAAAGAGTAGCTATAGATTCCAGGAAGATTCGTAATAGCTACTCCATCTTGATGGCGATAGTTCTGAATACGAGAGAAAAACTCTGATTGTTTAATTCCAAATCTTTCATTCCCGTCAAGAATGATAGATGATTCTAGAAGAATATCTCTCTGTGAAATATTGCTTGCTAATGCATTTCCAGATGTATAGAGTGGCGATGATCTAGAAACTGGAGGAATATTGCGATTTTCCCAATTTGTGTAATTGTCATAATCATTTAATGCAGCTCTGTCAATTCGCTGACATACCCAGACAACGCGAGTACACAAATTTCGAAGCATGAGTTCCAAATCATTTGAAGGCCCATATTGTCCAAATGTAGACACCAAGTCAACCTGAGTAATGATAAAAGAGTGGTCTGTTTTTGCTATATGAGCTAACTCCGATTCTCCTAAAAATATATAATTTGCCTCGATAAATGGAACTATATTCCAAGTCTGAAGGCTAGAATTTACTGGCGCTCCAGTAACTGTAGGAGGTGACAAAAATGTAGACATTGGTACAGATGTAGATGGTACTATTCTAGTTCCAAAGGTAGTTGAATTTGGGTTAGTATCCAGAATGGTAAATAGAGAATACATATTCTTCAACTCAACTACAATTTCAACTTCGGATTGTTGAAGAGCTACAAGTGGAAGAGCAGTTCCTACATTTTCGCAAAACCAGAAATGAAAGGGAATTGTCAGAACACGTCCATGAATAGAAGGTTCTGCAGTCTTTGTTGAACTAGAAATTGAATGAGGATATTGATTGATGCGATCAAATGCATTCGCTGGATCATTTAATTCTGCAACATTTCCAACAAGTTCATTATTTAGAGCTTTCTTGTTTTGGTTATATTTGAGAGCAGCATACAACTTCATCCATTCTCCTGTGTGACGAACTATCTCTTGACCATTTATAGTAAGCGAAACATAGTTGATCATGTTGTAACCAATATTTTCAATCCACTGAAATTCATATCCAATTGCATTTGATTGATTATTGAGAAACCCATTTGGAGGAGGCGTTACTGCAACAACAGGCGAATAAATATTTGGAAGAGTAATACTTAGATATGAGTCGTTAATTAATTGTGCAAATCTTTCTACACGTGTTTTTAGAGTTAGACTACCCGCAGTAGGCATAGAAAGATTTGTAGTTTTGAAGTATAGTCTGAAATGCTCCATAGCAAAATCAGTATGACGTTTGTACATTGACCGAAAGTGTGAAAAGGAAGGACTGCCCGTCACAAGCTGATCTTGGGCGCCCTTTCCAACTAATTGCATCACTCCTCCTGGCATTATTATTACATTATACGAAGATGTGTGTGTATGCTACACATTGGATTCTGTCCAACCTTTGTATTTAATCTGGTAGATACGCATGTGCATACTTTAGTAACAGTTAAAACGTTACCATTTGTATTAGTGGCTGCTTTTGTTACAAAATCTGCATGTTGTGAAGCTACAAAATCGGTATACTGCGAAGCGGTGTGCCGAGCCTTAGGTGTTCCTGCAATACGAGGAAGTCTTCCAGGAACAGTGAAAGGAGATGTATTTAAAGACGGGTTTGTCACAGACTGAGTAAAGTCATTGTGATATTGAACTCCGCCATTCAATCTTTTAAGACGAATCCAATCTCCAGCAGAAAGTCCCCGAGTACCTGCTGACATGTTTGCCATTTATGAAACTACAGAGGTAAAATATCTGATTTCTCCTGGTGCCATAATTCCAATTCTCAAAAGACGACCAGTATCGTCAAATGATGTAGAATCAAAAATTTCTTTCGTGTCTGGATCAAGTACAAAAAGAAGACCTTTCACTTTAATCTTTTGTAGTCGGCGATGCTTGCGAATAATATTTCGTAAATAGAGAGAATCCTTTTCGTCAGTGAGATATCCCGATTTGTATGCTAAATCTTCACTACTCGCAGTTGTATCAAATCTCATGCATTGAATTACTGGCTGTTCTTTTGAGTGAAGCTTACGATGAATTTCGCAGTCTATAGCGGCTTGTTTCAGAATAAGCGAAATATTCTTAATAATACGACTTTTTCGATAACTTACTTCATACAAATACTCGTCTGAACTCATGAATGCCTGGCGGGGCTCGCCTCCTTCGTACCGTTTTAATGTTGAATCTGATCGACGAATAGATACAATGTTTGGGCCTTCTGTTGTATTCATTTGCTCATCAGTAAATATTGATAGAAAGAGTTGCACCTTTACAGTTCTATCGGGGACTTCTAATTTACGATGAGAGCAGATACGAATTGCACGACCAATTACCTGATCAATACGTGCAGGATTCCAGTATGCTTCCATGATATATACATTTCGAACATCTGCTAATGTGATACCTTCAGCTGCTGCCGAAGAACCCATGAATATACACAGACGGTGCTCTTTGATAGAATCTTTCAAAGATTGAGGAAATGTATCAGAATAATCTTGGTTAAAAATTTGACGATACAATTCGCGCTCTTCTGCATTTCCACCAACGAACATAGCAAATGCAGGAACACCTTCTTTCATTGCAGGATCTTCTTTCCAAATACCTCCTTCCTTTATCAAATTGTATGCCTGAAATCCATTGGCTTCTAGTACAGCGGAAAATACTCCTAAACCTTCAAGAGTGAGATACTGCGAATATACAAATTGATTTTTAAATCCTACAGAATTCTCTTGAATAGCTTTGAGTATTAATGCCATCTTAGGAGAATGCTTTGCTAGACCATCGCCCATCAGATACTTTTCAGGTTCCTTTTTAAGAGCTGCTATGATTTCAGGCTTCTCTACAATAGTTTCTTCTGTAGTAGTTTCGTCAATGATAACTCGAAGTTCTGGAGGAACTGCATAATTACAAACTAGACGAGATGTCATGCGAAAAGATCCAAAACTATCATCCAAAGATGATTTCATCTTTTGACGAGCCTCTCTTTGGACTTCGATCCAACGAGCTTCCAGATAGCGAACAAACTGCTCATCAGACATGGGAACTTTTACAAGAGTGTTTTCTTCTTCAAGACGTTTAGGAATCAATTTTTCAGAAGCTCCCTTATAGTAACTTACAAGTCCTTGAATACGATGTGCTAAAAGTATAGGATTTTTAATGCTCAGTCCATCTACAAACGTTGACATAAACTCTTCAAAACTTGTGGGAAGACAATCTAATTTTTCAACAACCATGTTTTCGGGATCTGAAATTTCAACACCAGCAAATTTAGTTTCAAACTGACTCTTCCAAGTTTTTACCCATTCCTTCATATCTGCATTTTGAACAAATTCTTTGTTGTATTTTACAGCTATACGTTCACCTTTCTCATTATACATGCTTTCAAAGAATGGAGGATTGCGAGTAAGGAGAAATGTTCGTTTAACAGAATTATATTCAATAGTATCTACATCTTTCAGTGATCGAAAAAATGAAGTCATAATTCCTTCATCCCAAGTTACAGCGGCCTTTGTAGGAACTGAAATGCGTTCGATTGGCCCTCGCAATAAATTCATCAAAAAAGCTATCTCGTTCGGTCGATTGATAACTGGAGTACCGGAGAGGCAAACTACCTTGGTATTCTTTGCATTATAAATCATATTGTACAATTTCATTTTGACTTCACGATCATTTACCACATTTCCTATTAAATTGTGAGCTTCATCAATAATTACTACCGAGTCATCGAACATATGAGGAGTATCTGGTGGAAGAATAGTATCTACATTGACTGAACTGATACCGTTGTAGTTAATGAATGTAAATCGAGAATTTAAAATATCATCAATCTGTTCAGTAATACCAGTTTGAACATTCTTTGGTAGCTCTCGAAAATTAGCAGGAGCATGAGGGACTGTCACATAGAACTTACCATGTGATTCTAGATACTTTTCAGAG